CTACCGCAGAACTTTGCTACTGCTGCCGGTGTGTTCATCGGCTTCCTTGGCGTGAAGAAGATCGCGGATCTTGCTGATCGGTTCGCCGACTTCAAGCTTCCTCGACGCGCTGAGTAAGTTGCAGCGTCCTCTGTTTTCATGGGGTATTACATGCTCAAGATCGACGCGCGCACTAATGTTGAGGAGCTGTCCAAGGCATTGCGCACGGTTGGCAGCAAGCAGATCCCATTCGCCTTTGCTTTGATGGCCACGCGATTGGCGATGCTGGTGAAACAGGGAGAGCTATCAGTGATGAGGGCCCGCCTTGATAGGCCGACCGCGACCACCATGAATAGCCTTTATGTGAAGGCAGCAAAGAAGGGCACCCCTGAAGCGCGCACGTTCTTCAAGGATGCGTGGACATCGGGTGTACCCGCTGACACCTACTTGCAGCAGCCAGTGAAGGGTGGCCGTCGACCACATAAGCGCTTCGAGAAAGCATTGATATCTCGCGGCATCATGAAGCCAGGGCAGTACGCAATCCCAGCAGCATCAGCACTCAATCAGTTCGGTAACGTACCGCGCGGCACGATCATGAAGATCCTGTCGGGCCTTGGTGCGGCCGAGACTGTCAGTGGTGTGCAGGCCAACGCCACGGGCAGCAAGCGCAGTAAGCGCAAGGGCAACGCCCAGAAGTATTTCGCAGGTGATGTCGACGGCACCCAAGGTATCTGGGAGAGGAAGAAGACGGCGTTCGGTGATGCTGTTCGACCGGTCTTTGTCTTCAGTGATGGCGAGCCTGGCTATCGAGTGATCATTCCGTTCTACAAGATCGCAGACAACATCGTGAAGGCGAACCGAGCAAAGGAATTCGCCAGCGCGATGGATCAGGCGCTGTCCACAGCCCGGGGCTGACGGACGGGGCAGGGGGTACCCCCCCTTTGGGTCCTTCCGGGGACCCCAACCCCTTGCGGGTAATTCGGGCCCCGCCCATCAAACATGTATGACCTTTTTTCAGAGGTTGGTTGTTGTTTAATCATGGCCAAAAACGAAACAACCAAACAGCGCGGGTGGTTGAACAAATCCGAGATGGCGTCGAGCCTCGGGATTTCCCCGCAAGCCTTTGACAAATGGGGCGTTGCACCTGTCGCTCGCATCGGTCGCGAGGCGTTCTACACCGTGCAGAACGTGGTCGAAAACCGCGTCGAACACTCGCAACGGAAACAACAACCTGCGGGTGATGGAACCGAAGGTGTCGATCCGATGATCGAGTACAAGCTGCTCGAAGAACGTCGCGGTCTCACCGCCGCCCAACGCATCGCCCAGGAGAAGAAGAACCTGGTGCTGGATAAGCAGCTGGTCCCGGTCCCATTCGCAACATTCGCCCTTGCCAAAATCGCCGCACAGATCGGCTCGAAACTGGACACCGTCGGCAAGACCGTCACTCGGCGTCACCCAGAGGTTGACCCTCGAATCATCGAGTCGGTGGAGCGGGAGATCGCGCTTGCTCGAAATATTGCCGCCAGCTTTGGTGAGCAACTTCCGGAATTATTAGATGAGTACGTTGAGTCCATGGCTGAATGATCTGCGCAAGTCGATCAAGCTAGGACTCCAGGCGCTCTACAAAGAACCACCGCAAACCGCCGTCGAATGGGCGGATGCAAATTTCTACATGTCCGCCGAGTCCTCCTATAACGAGGGCAAGTGGACGACCGAGCCGTTCCAGGTTGCGATCCTGAACAGCATGGGCAACGACCTGATCAATGTCGTCAACTTCATCAAGTCGGCGCGGATCGGTTACACCAAGCTGCTGATGGCGAACATCGGCTACAAGATCCAGCACAAACGCCGCAACGTCATGATGTGGAGTCCGACTGACCCGGACGCCGAGGACATCAGCAAGAGCCACGTCAACGGAATGATCCGTGACGTGCCGGTGCTGGGCGACCTGGCTCCATGGTTCGGCCGTAAGCACAGCGACAACACCCTCGATCAGAAGATATTCGCGAACCGGCGGACGCTCTGGATCCGTGGCGGCAAGGCCTCGCGCAATTACCGTGAGAAATCCGCCGACGAGGTGATCTACGACGAGCTCTCGAACTTTGACGAAAGCGTCGAAGGCGAGGGCGCTCCGATCACCCTGGGCGACAAGCGACTCAACGGTGCTATCTACCCGAAGTCAATTCGCGGCTCCACGCCGAAACGAGTCGGCTCCTGCCAGATCACCAAGGCTGTCGAAGAGTCGCCCTACCTGCTCAAGTTTCACATCAACTGCCCGCACTGCCGGCAGGAGCAGACGCTGAAGTGGGGCGGCAAGGATTGTGAGTTCGGCCTGAAGTGGGAAAAGAACGCCCTCGGTGAAGCCGAGAAAGCCTGGTACGTGTGCGAGCACGCCGCCTGCGTAATCTGGCACAACGAAATGGTCGAGGCCTCAAAGTCCGGTCGCTGGATCTGCGAGCACACCGGCATCTGGACAAGGGATGGCATGGACTGGTTTGGGGTTGATGACGAAATCATCCGTACCCCGCGCTCGGTCAGCTTCAGCATCTGGGCAATCTACAGCACCTGGAGTACGTGGCTGAGCCTGGCCGAAGAATGGCTGAAGGTGAAAGGCGACGTCTCGAAGCTGATTACTTTCATCAACACCACGCGCGGCGAAACATGGGACGACGACCAAGGCGAGAAGCTCGACTCCGAAGTTCTGTACGGTCGCCGCGAAGTTTATCCGCAGGTTCCGGCTCTCGGTCTGGTCCTCGTCGGTGGTATCGATACGCAGGACGACCGTTTCGAGGGTCGTGTTTGGGCTTTCGGTCCAGGCGAGGAAGCTTGGTTGGTCCATCGCTTCATCCTGATGGGTGACCCGGCCAGCGAAGAGCTGCGACGCAAGGTCGGCCTTGAGCTGCACCGCCAGTTCACCCGCGTGGATGGCACCATCATGAAGGTGGAGCGCTGGACATGGGATGCCGGCGGTCACTATGCGGACGAGGTCTATGCCGAAAGCCGCAAGCACGGCGTGCACTGGGTGGTTCCCATCCGTGGTGCGACCATTTACGGCAAGCCGATCGCAAACTTTCCGCGCACCAAAAACAAGGTGCACAAGGTCTTCCTCACCGAGGTCGGTACGGACAACGCAAAGGAGCTGCTCTACAGCCGGATGGGACTCCCTGTCGATACGGCCGCCTCTCAGGCGGGAGTCTCTCAGCCCGGGGTGGTTCACCTGCCGGCCAACGACGAGATTTGCGACGACTCGGAGGTGAAGCAGCTCACCTCAGAAAAGAAAAAAGCAGCCATCTCTAAAGGCAAGCGCGTGATGCGATGGGACAGCGGAGGCCGCCGAAACGAGGCGCTCGATTGCTTCGTGTACGCGCTCGCCGCACTTCGTATCTGCCAGCAGCGGTTCGGGCTTGATCTCGATCTGCTGGTGGCTGCTGTGGCTGGCGGCAATGAAACGGACGCCGAAGAACGGCCGCGGAAGAAATCCTCTCATTGGAATAAAAACTGATGGCCTACACGATCGAGCAATACAACGCCCTGCAGGCGGCCATCGCCGAAGGGGCGTTGTCGGTCCGCTATGCCGACAAGAGCGTCACCTACCGCTCACTCGACGAGATGATGCGGATCCTCAAGTTGATGGCCACCGAGCTTGGACTGAATGCCTGCAACGACGGCGGCCGCCGTTTCGCCTCGTTCTCCAAGGGGTACTGACATGGGGATGATTGATGATCTGTTTCCCGGTTTTGCGGCCAGGCGTTCAGAACAGCGGTTGAAGAAGGCGCGCACCGAGTTGGCGCTGGACATGATTAAACGCCGTTTTGAGGGCGCAGCGGGTGGTCGTCGGAATGACGGATGGCGCGCGACTGGTGCTGACGCCAACGTTGAGAACGCTCCGGCACTGGCCAAGCTTCGCAATCGGGCCCGCGATCAGCGCCGTAACAATCCGTTCGGTGAGCGCGGCATCACAGGGATCGCTGATAACGCTGTCGGTGCAGGCATCGTTCCATTGCCGTTGGCAAAGCGCGACCGCGATGGTTTGCGACTGATGGACTTGTGGAAGGCATGGGCTGAGACAACCGATTGTGATGCCGACGG